ACGCGGTCTACTATAGTTACACCGTCGGGTATTCCATTAGCCTCACTCTCTTGAGGTCTCTCACTACCAGCTTTATACCTTGTATGAATTGTTAATGTGTAATTAAGCGTATGGTGCTAGTAGCAAGAAGGAATCGAACCCTGGGTACTTACCTAGCAAGCACTCCATGACCGTCAACTAGGATAGAAACGGTCAACGTACTGTTCTTTGAATAGCGCTAACTATTTTCTGAACTCCCCGTCACCAGACGTACTTACTACCAGCACTACTACGCTTAATTGTTCGTGTGCACCGGGGGCGATAAACCACCCCCGGGCTTGTGGCTATTCAGCCTTCGGTTTTTTAATCTGCGACGCTTTTGACTTCTTAGCGTTAAATTGCTTCTGTCCGAACTGCTTTTCCGCGTTCTCCTTCATCGTGACGAAGGTGTACACACTGTCCTTGTCACCCGGCTGAGCGATGTCGTAAGTGGTGAGCTTTTTGCTCGACCATACGGCTATCTTTAGGTGTAGCTGCGGTACACCCGCAAACAGCATCTCAAGCTCGTCATATGACATGTCTTTTTCCTCTGTGTTCAGGTAGCCAGTTAGCACCTCTATCTGTTCAAGCAGGTCTGACATCCCTTCGCTGACCGAGAGGCTGTTGACCTCGACGTCTTCGGCGATCTTGATGATGTCTTTCTTCTTGTTCCAGACAAACTTGCCTGACTCTGATCCGCGGTACAGTGCATTGATAATCATAACTGGACGGTATCCAATTTGGCGACCAATTTCGCTTACGTTGTTAGTGCCGAGGATCTTACTCGTGACAATCAGTTCATTTGCAATTTCGTCAATCATTATTCTATTCCCATATCTTTTCGTTAGTTGTTGTTACAGGAGCTGAGTCGGTGAACTCGTAAAGCCCGTCAGCCTTTAGGGGCGCAACGTCTTGTACTGCTTTGACCGATTCGGCTATCTCTGCGATCATGTCCTCGTCTCGCTCGATGCGGATGACGATGAAGCGACCAGTGTTGCCGTTCGCGGCCACGTAGTCCCACCAGGTTCGGCTTGATGCGTACAGGTTGCCCTGTATCTGTGCGTAGTGCTCATCGAGTGGCTTACCGCTAGTCACAACTTCTGTCCAGTTAGTGTCCTGTAGCCATTTGATCTCTAGTCCGCCGTCAAGGCCTATAAGCCCATCTGGGCTGGCGATGAAGTGGTCTGAGTAGAAACAGCCTGCGGTCTCAACTTCGTTCTTGGTTTGGGCGCTGTACTGCTCCCGCACGAAGTCTTCGTTGTCGATACCCGCCTGCATTGCACCAGTAACAAATTTGCTGAATGATGCGTTGAAGGCTTTCTCGAAAGCAATCTCTCGCTCGATGTCGGTTCGAGCTTTGAGTGGCTTGCCGTCACGTTTGCTCACTGCCATCCACCTTGATAGTTCACTGGCTCCGATACGTCCGATGCGTAGGGCGAGCCATCCTGGGCTTTTCTGTGGGGCTTCTGAGTATTCAAACCCCGAAGCTCCCACGATTGTTGGTAGTCTAATTCCCATGTTAATCCTTTCTTATATTATTACTCTAGGCGAACGGTACGTCGTCAGTGGATACTGGAGTGCCGGAGCTGATAAGCTGGTCGGCTGTCATCGCTTTCATCTTAGGCTCGTAGCCGTAGATGTTGCGGTCGTAGCTGTTCTTCGTCTCACCCTGTGCATTCGTGTAGGTGCGGTCTGACTGTTGAACCATGTAGAACGCATCCATCTCCTTGAACTTAGCAAGGAACTTAGTGTCTACCTTGTCGGTGTCGTCGATAGCTTTGAAAGCAGTGCGGACACCGGCTTTTTCTTCTTCGGTCTGCTTGTTGTGGACTGCGACACCGGCCATGATACTGAGTGCGTATTTCGACCCAGCCTCTGTGCTGAACCATAGTCGAGCTGTACCTTCTTCGTCAGCGTGTCCGATGACAGTGAACTCAACGTAGTCTTTGCCTGCGTCAGTTGTGCCACGTTCTGCTTTTTGGATCAGAACTTCGTGGACACCTTCGCTGAAGTAGTTAGAGTTGCCGCGTTTTGATAGATCTTCATCTGTTAGATTGACTTTCATTATTTTGTCTCCTTAGTTGGTGCGTAGTACGCTTTAATGGTTTGGTTGACGAGTTTTAAGTCGTTGTCTACTGTTGCTTCTGGGAACATACCCATTGGGCTCTTTATGCCACGGCCGTCAGCCTTGGTGCGGAACACGAACTTGTCGGCTTGATCTTCGTATGCAGACTCAAGCACAATGTTGGTGATGCCTGCTGGGTTGTATTTCTCGGACACCATCTTGCCTGATGTCTTGAAGTGAAGCTTGCCATCTTCTGTTTGCTCTGTGTGAGCCATGATGTAGAAGGTCTGGTCGCTATCTTTGTCGATAATAGCCTGGAACACTCCCACCATGCCCTGTGCGTTTCGTGCAAACTTGCCGTATCCACTCTCGTTTAGGGTCTTGAACTCGAAGTTGCTCATTAGGTAGTTAGCGTCGTCTAGCACCATGATTGGGCTGTCTTTGCCGTTTACCCATGCGACTACTCGCTCGTAGGTGTTGTCTTTGTTCACTTTGATGTCTGTTCGGAATGGTAGCTCCTTACCGGTAATTGACATGACACTGACTTCACTTGCTTTAAGGTTGCGAAGGCTTGTGCTTTTGCCTGTACCGGAGTCGCCTAGTATAAATGCGATCCTAGCCATTATTTTAGTCCTTTCTTTAGTAGCTCGGTGATAACCAGGCTGCGTGATTTTGTCGTCTTAACGGAAATACCGTTGATGACTTGGTTTAACTCGACAGGTATGCTCGCTGAAATGATAACGACCCCTGCTCCTTTAGGGTTTCGACGTCGAACTGGAATAACTTCCGGCTCACTGGGTACGTCAGAAACATTGATATTTTTCTTGTTCATTAGATGTTCTCCTTACGTTTTATTATACATTAGTTGTTAAGTATTAGTCAAGTAGTTTCTGCATCAAATCTGTGGAAAAGTCACGCTTTTGCTTGATGATCCCCCAGATATGCTTGTCGAGGCTTCCCTCGGCTGCAACGTGGTAGAAAAGCGTCGTCTTCTCTTGTCCGTTGCGCTTTGTGCGCCCTTTGGACTGCTCGTAGTTTGCGTAACTTGTGCACGGTGATAGGTATACAGTAACCGAAGCATATGTGAGCTCGATGGCTTGGCTTGCTGACTGATACTGCGCGATGGTGACACTTGGCTTGAGCTTCCCCCACTTCTCGCGAGGAGGTAAGTCGCTGGCGTGTCCCGACTGCTCGTATACTGTCCTTTCCTTGAAGTTTTTCGCCAACATCTCCAACACTGCGTCGCGCTCTACGTTGAAATTGTAGAATACAATGATATGCTCGTTTGTTGACTCCACTATACTTTGTAAAGCGTTTACTCGTACCGGCGTCGGTATCTTCCTGAGTGTGACAAATAGCTTGCTAGGGTTGTCGAGCAACTCATTCTCCCCGTCTACAGTTATTAAGCGCTGCTTAATAGCTTTGTTGTAGGTTTTCAGCAATGTTCCCTCCATCGGCACAACTGTCGCGAAGCTTTGGCTCGGTAAGTGCATATCGCCGGTGCGCTCTAGTGGCTTGGCGATTGTTGCCCACCACTTTTCCAATAAAATGGTTTCGCGGTAGCCAAGTATAAGAGGGAAGCCCCGGCTTCGGTCTATAATCACGAAGCGATTGACGAATTCGGTCTTGTTTCGGCTGAGTCCCGTCAATATTGAGTAAGTTTCGGCACTCCGCCACCCGTTCGGAAGGCTTGTCGCGCTTAGTCCGATCCACTGCTTNGCGGCTAGGGCTACTTTTATNGCAGCCTTTGACCGTTTCGCNGTAGCNTTGCAGATAAAGTGCATCTCATCAAAAATGATTGTTTGGTCTGGGCGAGTAAACTCTTTCCAGCGTTTTGCAAACATTTCATAGCTGATGACCTCGTAGAACAAGGGGTCTTCAGGCATTGAATCACCGTCCAAAATAGCTTGCCACCCAGATCTATTCATGTACGCATTTTTGAAGAACCTTTCGATCTCTCGATGCCAGTCGCCGGTGCGCACCTTACTAGCGGGCGCTACTACTACTATATGCGTGGCTTCGTGCCGTCTAGCGTGTTCTAGTGCGCCAATCGTTTTTCCAAGTCCAACATCCCAGGCTAGTATCACATTTTTCGGTAATCCCTCAAGCGCTTTTACTTGATAATCGTGTAATTGCATTATA